CCAAAAGAGCAGCAGGCTGCCACACCGACATAGCAAACTTCACAGAATGCGCCGTCGTAACGGTGCTCACATCTGTCGAATGCAATCATGCGGGACACTTTGTCGGGCGAGTGGTTGTTGAGCAGAACCTCTATTCGTTCATAGAGACAGGGTGCACAGAGGAAGGTCTCAACGCCGCTCTCATCCTTGATCACGGCCATTGCTTGCCGACGGTTCCCCATTAGATGAGAGCAAAGCTGGTAGCTACTTGAGGTCACAGTCCCAACGCTTCCACTGCGTCCTCAATTTCCCCTTCGATGACAACGTCTACTGCGACATCGTCTCTCTCAAGGATGCTGCCCAGCCTTCTGCACAGGATCAGGCAGCCCGTTTCATGTGGAACGGACAAGACCAGACCAGCTGGAACGCAACCAGAGTCCCTGTAGAGGGACACAGTCATTGGCGACGGCGGTGCGAACACCCACGTCTTCCGCTTCTCCAGCCACTCTTCGTCTATGGCAGCGTTCTGACGTGCTAATTTTTTGTGTATGCTTCGTTGGAGTTTGTAGTTTGCAGTTTCGACGACATTACTTGGTTCTTTTGCGATCCATTTATTTCGGCTCATCCGACTTACTTTTTCCTCACTTTGCTGTTTAATTACGGGCACCAAAAAGCGAGGGCAAGCCCGTGTAAGAGCCTGCCCTGAGATGTGCGTGTGTGTTGTTGGTGGTCTACCGGCTGACTCTGAGATTGCCCTTTCGGAAATCTGCTCCAGACCGGTCGCGACGCTCGACGAACACTGTGTTGTCCACGTTCAACAAGAAGTTCGACAGGGGCAGATAGACCGGCTCTCCAGGTCTTCCGACGTCTGCGTAAGGCATGAGTTGATTCTGGTCAGCCTCGGTAAGCTTCCACTGATGGCTGCCGAGGCGGGCGACGTCGTCGGCGTCAACAGTGATCACGAGAGACCCGATTGTGAACTTAGAAGATCTTTTGAGAATGGCCATGTTCTGTTCCCTTTGGCTGGTGACAAACAACTGTGATCAGAGCAGAGACCGCTGTGGCCTCTGCCCTGGGTTCACTTAGTTGTCATTTGGTTGGGTTAGCTCGCGGCCTGAGCGAGCGACACCAATGGGTTGGGTGCACCCGACATCACGATGGAGGTTCCACCGATGCGGCTGTAACCCAGGAAGCCAACTTCCAAAGTATCCATAAAACGCTCTTCCAACCGAAGAATCGTAGGCTGTCCCTCGGTGCGAAGAAGGTAGGCGTCGTTCAGCGAACCGAAGAGCACGGGCTTGGCGCTCGCTCCCATATTCGGCATCGCCTGATTGATCACAACATCGAAGCCAAGGATTTTCCCAAACGGGTTATCCTGTGAGGGATCGGGAGTCCAGAACGGACGCCCAAAACCGTCGCGTTGCCCAATCAGATACGACCGAGTCGAACTGTTGAAAACCCAATTCGGCCTGATTGTGTACGCAGGGTCCAAAGCGCCGTAAAGCGCAGTCAGATCAGTCCAGCCGATACCATTCGCCAGAACAGTTGTGGTCGTGCCCACAACAGCGGTTCCCGCGAGGGACTGAACGTTGGGCAGCGTGGTGCCAGCCGAATCCTTACCGGTCGTCACAGCCGCCTCCAAACCGCGAGCATAACGCTTGCCGAACGACTCGCGAATGAATGCGTCCAGGTCGAACGCGCTATCGGCCAGCTCCTGCCTTGAAATTTTGACAAGTCCCAGGGAGACGGTATCCACGCCCAGCAGTTTACTTGCAAACGCGGGATCAGTCTCAGCAGGAGCCGAGGTGCCTTCGGTTGCAAGCAGCGTGATGCCGTTAGCGACGTCTGAGCTGAGGCTCACCTTCAGGGGGGCACCATTGTTATCAGTCCTGCGCTGACGAACCATGGCTGCAATTGGGCCGAAATACTTCAATGCACTAATCAATTCACCATTGAACAACTGGGCGATTACGGCAGCGCCCGAGCCATCGCTCGTGGTCAATAGATCTCTCTGCTCTTCTGCCGTCATGCCCGCACGCCCGTGCAGAGCATATGCGCGAAATGCCGTCGAAAATCGAGCACGCTTCTCAGAGTCCGACGCGTTGTCGACGAAGCTTGAAGCGATCTGGTGACGAGGCGATGGCGTGAAGTCTTTGCGACCTGCCTCGCGCTTCTCGATGGATTCGACGCGAGCAGCATCGTTCTCAAGCTGGTCGACTTCGGTGTTCATAGCATCGAACGAACTGCGAGACTCCGTGGTCCACGGCTTGGCCGCAAGCGCGGACATATCCGAGAGAAGCTTGTTGATCTGATTCCTGATTTCTTTCGAGGTCATACTGTAGATAGGTGCTTTCCGCCTACATGTGTAGGCCGTTGGTTGTATGTATGGTTCACAGAAGTTGGTTGACTTATCAGTGGCCCAAATAGAAAAAGCAGGGACCGAGATGTACTCGATTCCTGCTCTCAAGATGTCTTTAGTTGTTGTGTTCTTTTTGTAGCAAGGGTGACCTAGGCTTGTTTTCCTTTGTTGGTCACCCTGGGATGGTTCAAAGCTTGTTTGCTGTGCGACGGTGCGCAATCAGACGCCTAACGCGCAGCGTGTCAGACCGCTCGTTGTCTCCGCTCATCATGCCGCAGTCATTGCATCCGTCGTCGTCCCCTTCGCAAGCTTCGTTCGTGCACTCACTACAGAGGTAGTCTTCACAAGCGGAGCAGTCACAATCGCAACGCTCTTCCGTGTTTGCATCGGGGTTACAGTCGTCATCTACGTCCGGGTCACAATCTTGGTCATCAGCGTTGTCACGCTTGAGCTTGGCGCGGAGAGCGACAGGGCATGAGCGAGTAGAGACGCTCGTTGCCTGATACGCAGGGAATGACGTAATCGAAATTTCTGCTAGATCAACGTCCAGCAGCGTACGCACCACGTTTCCATCCGCGTCGGCTGCCCAGGAATCGTCAATGCAGGAAAAACCAAATGAGCAGCCCGACAGGTTGCCGAGTCGCACGTTCTCTGCGGTGTCGTCGCCAATGTTTGTTTTTGGAAGGGTGATCGTAAAGGCTAAACCAGTGCTGTCGACGCGCAAAGACAACGTGTTTGCGGTCGTTCTGCCCAATAGCAGCTCGCTCTTATGGTCCCGAAGGGCCAAGACATCAGGATTCTCGCGTAGCGTGCGCGTGAGCATTCCAGGTGAGCAGATTTCTGTGAACCCGCCAAGATCAACTGACCGCGAGTTGAATACGATTGCGTACCCGCTGACTTGCTTGCTGCCGTCTGCGAGGGTTCGAACCTCAAGAGGAACGGGGGCTGTAAATGTGCGCAGCTCGCGCTTGAGGCTCTGTCGAGAGCCTTTCGGTTTCTTCATTATGTTGTCCTTGTGGGTTTATTTAGGGGAGGGATGTTACTGCGGGTTGGTGGAACTATCGGTCACGCCGAAGTCGTCGCCATCATCAATGAACCGCTGCAATAGATCTTGCTCGTCGTTGTCGTCATCCTGGGGAACGATGCGCGGCCTGTCCAACGGATTGATCCCAAACTTGGTCGCGGTCGCCATCATCGCTTTGTGAAATTGAATGGAATTTCGCACTGCGGGGTTCTGCACTGGCTTTTCTGTGCGACCAGTGCGGGTCTGGCTGGACACCATGATGACAAGGCCATTCTTTGCGATGTCCTCTTCAGACTTTTTCCAGTGCCCAAACATCTGACAGTAGCTGGCCAACAACGATTGATCAATTGCCTGCAAGACCCCGGCCTGTTCCAGCATGGGGTGCACACGCTTCCATTCCTGCCTTGCTTCCTTGCTCAAGTAGCTTGGGCAGGCTGCGCCGGGGGCGTATTGAGGCGACTTGCGGTCCCGATCTGCTCTATAAGTACCCTGTGCTAACTTCTCTTCTCGTGACTTTCTACGCATGTCTTGGATTGCATTCCTTTCGGTTCTATTTGGGGCCTGTTAACCCCTGAAATCGCTTGATTTGTGTGCCTTTTAGGCGTATTCTTTTGACATCCAATCAAATATAAGTGGTTCAGTTTGTGCAATTTGTGGAGTGCCACGGTCTGTCACATCGCTGAAAACATTGACGGTGCTTATAAACTCCTGAGCGTCGGTCCCGAAGGTTCGCTGCGACCTACATATTGGATGCCCATATGGGGGTGTGGCGGGATCAACGACTGCGAACAACGACTGCGAACAAATTCGGGTTACTTCCTGGGGTTGGCCTTGTCGCCTTACGCATAAGATCAATCCATGGCCGATTCAGCTCTACGCTACTCCTGCTGCTTTTGTGGTCGGACGATTGAGCCGATTGTTCCTGACGTTGCCTCACTCGTTTACACGACATGCTTTGATCGTCCAGGTGAGCTTCAGAGGGACCAGACGTTTTTCTGCCACACGATTTGCTTCCAACAGAGGCTTCATGACAAGAGGAACCTGTTCGCGCCCGATCTGCTCCTAAAACCTCATCAGCATCAGTGAGTGGGGATGTTGCTGGCCTTCACGGTCGGACGGTTGTCAATTCTTCGTTCTGAGCCAGTCACCGCGCATTCGGAAATAACTACTTGATCAAACAGGCCCACTCAGAAACCGTCGGCAGACCAATATGCATAACCTGAGGTGCCATTGTTCCCGACCGAGAAGCCCGATGTGGTCACACTACCGTCAACGATATAAGTGATTCTGTCGTTCAGCGACTTGGTCGTGACCACAACCGAGATCGATCCGCTGCTGGTGAAGTTAACAGGGAATGTGACACCAAGAGTCCCGCCTGCGATATCAGTCGTCACCACGCCCCACTGGCGAATGTGGCCTGTGATAAGGTTCTTTTCCCAGAAGCCGGATGCGTTGCTGCCATTGGTGAACAGTGCTGACCAGGTGCCGTCGGCCTTGAAGAACTTACCGGCTGCCGCGTCTCCAACACCGGGAGCAGGGACATTGCCAGGCAGCCCGCCAGACCCACTGTCGCCAACCATGAGCGGGTCGAAAGCCGAAATGTGCACTATCGGTTCGCCGCTAAGGCTATCGTCCTGAAACACTATGTTCGAATGGCCCGCAGGAGGTGCCGGGGAATCAAAATTGAATACAATAGGCTCTAAAGCCATTGGTTGTTCATTCTCCTTTTATGGGGTTGTGCTGCTGATGCAGACGATGGTGTCCAGCCACGTGGCCGAACAGTGACCACGGGCTGTAAACAAGGCTGGGAACAAAAAGGGCCACCGCTTGTAAACAAACGGCAGCCCGACGGGCA